GGTGGAAACCCCAGGAGAACTTCCTGTAAACCAACAAACAGGATTTTTGATTATTTTAACATTGATAACTATAGTAAGTAAAGCTACCACTTGTAATATTCCAAGATATATTCTCTGAATCATAGAATAAAGCAGTGATAGGAGCACCTACAGCGTTTCTAGCAATTGCTGTACAAGTTGTAGGAGCACCTCCTCCTAGGCCTGCAAATGAGTCACCATTGGCTACAAACAATGCATAGTCAGAAGCATCTAAGTATATTCTTAAAATTGAACCTGTAGGACATCCATCATATCCAGCATAACGTCCTATATCAGCTAAATAATAATCCTCTGGATTAAGAGTTGTAGATGTAGAAGTTGTGCTTGTGCTACTTGTAGAAGTGGTGGTGGTTGTTGGAGCTCCAGATACAATTAAGTAAAGGTCTCTTTGACAAACTCCTGTAGATCTTACAAGAACTTCTGTAGTCCCTTCTGGAGCTAAGCTTGAAGTATATCCAGCAACAAGAGCTGCTCTAGAAACACCAGTTTCAAATGCTATTGTGTAACCATCTGCATTTGAGTATAAGTTGAATGGACCTGTATCAGATCCTGCTAGGGTAAGTGTTATTAATACTGTCATATTGGTTTATGTAAATTTTAAATTTACTTCATAGTATGCATCTTTATGATATAAACTATCAGCAGTTGTAAAGTCTATTGTTAATGTATAAACAGTATAAGCTATTAATAAATATGGAGGAGGTACTAAATATTGTTTTACAACAGGTCCCATTTTACATTCTTTATTACCACCAGGAGCATGTGCATTTGCTAACTCTACATTTGAATACGATCCACCATTTAATGTAAACTTTATTTTTTCAAAGTTTGATTGTTCTCGTTCTCCTATACCAGTAAAATCTAAACCTAAATATGTATTTAGTCCACCCACTGTAATTGTTGCAGTTGCTACTCCTGTTTGTGTTATACCACAAGTTCCTCCACAATTTATAGAATTTGCTATATTATATCTAATTCTTAAATTTTGATTTGATATAGCCCATCCTGAAGGTTGACAAGAAGGTACACCAGTTGCATTAGATGAATTAGCCCAACTTAATCCTGTTACAGGAATATATGCACTAGTAGTTGTAGTTGTAGTTACTGGTGGAGTTGGTGGTAATGAACAGTTTCCAGGTACACCAGTTGTATTAGTTAGTTCAGTTATGTTAGTATTAGTGCTAAAACAACTACCATCACAGGCTGATGAATAAGGACATGTTTCTACAGCATATATAGTAAACGAAGCAAATCCTTGCCATTGTCCTTCTAGTATAGCTACTGTAGTAATATTACTTCCTGACTCATAATATGGAGGTATATCAGTTTGATATGTATAATCATATCCAATATCAAAGTAATAATTTTGATCTGCAATATATGCATTTCCATACTGATCTACTAATGATATTTTCCAAGTTTCAAAACTGTTATAGTTACCTTGACAATTTAATTCAGAATAAGGAAGAATTGTAGTATTCCAACAAGCTAAGTAAGGAAGACTTTGAGGTTGTATAGTTTGATATGGTGGACATCTATTTTCACTATATGTAGAATAAGGACTTGATGTAGTATTTACACGATAGTATGTATCAATAAATGATCTAGTAGCAATTTGATTTCCAGTAGGAGCAGTCAATCCTGTTACTGGAACTAACATTGTTGTTAGATCTGTATATGTTACTAAAGCATTATTTGTTTGCATTATTTCAATTTAGCTTCTAATTCAGCAATACGTTTTTCTAATTGTGCAATCTTCCAGCTATGTACTTGTGTATAATCCACTACTAAGAAGCCATCTTCTTTTTCTTCTACAGCATCAGGTAATACACTCTGTACTTCTTGTGCAATATATCCCCAATGAGTTTTATTATCTTTTTCTTCATCTTTCCAAGTGAATGCTACAGTTTCTAAATTATTTGATGGAATGACTGTAATTATATCTTTAACTCTTAGATCAGAGTTTTGATAAAAAGCATCTGCATATATTGAGTTACCACTTACATATACACTTGAATTTGTGTATCCAGAGTTAGAGTTAGTACATATAACTATTGCTCCTGCAGTAGCTGGAGAGATAGATGTAAATCCAGGACCAGTTGGACCAGTAGGACCAGTAGGACCAGTTGCTCCTTGTGGACCTTGGGGACCAGTAGGACCAGGTCCTCCTGTTGCTCCTTGAGGTCCTGTAGCTCCCTGTGGTCCTTGAGGACCAGGTCCCCCTGGTGCTCCTGTTGGACCAGGACCTCCTGTAGGACCTTGTGGTCCAGTAGCTCCTTGTAGACCTTGTGGACCTTGAGGGCCAGGAGCACCTGGAGCACCTGAAGAACCTGGAGTACCAGTAAGGCCAGATGTGCCAGCTGTTCCTGTACTAGTTCCTGCTGTAGCTGATGTACCAGAACTAGCTGATGTACCTGCTGTACCTGATGTACCTGATGGTCCAATAGAACCAGAAGTACCACTTGTTCCATTACCACCAGCAGCACCAAATAAGTTTACAGCCCAAGCTGCATATGTTCCTGCACCCACTGTAGTGGTAACGTTAACCACCATAACACCTGTACCACTATTGTAAGAGGTAACAGATCCTTGCATTGTATTACTTACATCATATACTATGATGACTGTCTGTGCAACACTATAAGCTAATCCTGTACCAACAGTTAATGTTCTAGCACCAGTTCCTATTAATAAAGATGTAACAGAAGATGTTAAATATCTATCTCCATCTAAACCAGCTGTACCAGAAGTACCTGCTGGTCCTATTGAACCTGATGTACCAGACGTACCCATTGTACCATCTGCAGCAGATGTACCTGAAGTTGCAGAACTTCCTGAACTTCCAGAAAGACCAGAAGAACCAGATGTACCATTAGTTCCACTTAAACCAGCAGAACCTGATGTACCATTAGAACCTTCTCTACCAGAACTTCCAGATGTTCCACTAGAACCAGTGTCACCACTTGTACCAGATGAACCAGCAGCACCACTAGCACCTGAACTACCTGAAGTACCAGATGAACCACCAGGTCCTGTTGCACCTGAACTTCCAGATGTACCAGCAGTGCCTGTACGACCACTAGAACCAGAAGTTCCAGAGGTACCATTAAGACCAACAACACCATTACAAAGAGCATCATCTATTTTTGATAGAGCACAGTCTAAGTTATCTCCAGTGTGAATTCCTGAACAAGGAAGGTTTGGTCCATTATATATAACATTACCTGCTGTGGTTTCACAAGGAAATGAACCACAGTTTTGGTTAGGTTGATAGTAAGCATTGTAACAAGGATCTCCAGGATTGCAAGCCATTTTATAATTAGTTTAATAAGATTAAGGAATATACATAATATAATATGCAGCTATAACAGGTTGAATATTTGCGTGAGCTGCCCCATCACCTGTATTAGCATTTGTAACACTTGTACTTACAGCAACAGAAAGATCTACAGAAGATGTAGTTAGAGTTGTAGGATCACCTCGTCTAGCAGAGTTTCCATTTCCTCCAGAACCAGTAACTCCTGCTACAGTGTGACTATGGGGATTTGGAGAAATAGTAGCTGTAGATGTAGCAATTGCAGCATGTGAGTGAGAAGGCATCTGTGATGCAATAAGCGTCACTGTATTTGCTCCAGCTGTATTAAATATTGCATAGTTTGGATTACCAGGATTTGCAGGATTAACTGCAGCATCTAATGGACCACCTGGAACATTTTGAATAGCTCCAACACCAACACGTCCTCTTTTATCAGGAGTGCCATTTAAGCCATTGCATAGATTTACCTTATAGAACCCAGCAGAATTTAAACCTGCACCTGTTCCATCAAAGTTAGTTAATGATCCATAGTATTCATATGCTACATATGGAACCATTTTTAAATTTTGTTGGTTTGAACCACCACCACTTTGACTAGCTATATAAGCTGCAATCAAAGCATCTAAGTCTGCTAGCTTAACATAGTTTGTATCTACATCAAGTGTAAGAGCAGCAAGATCAGTGACAGTTAGACAAAGCTTATTTATAATAGCTTGGACAATAGCATGGGTGTCAGAAGAAGCAGTTACCCCTGTAAGACAATCAATTGCATAATCAGCATTTAGTATAGTTAATATATCATCAATAGTAAATACTTGTGCTTGTAAGCTACATATAGCTGATACTGTAGCAGTAAATAACTCTTGAGTGTTTGGTGTATGAGCAGGTAAATATAAATCAACTATAGGACAAGATATATTTAATGCAATAGCATCTCCTTCTCCTGATAATAAAGGAACCAAAGCATTCATTATGGCTTGTTCAACAGAAACTAAATTGTCTCCTGTTTCAACACCTAGTGCCTCATAGTTTATACCTGTATATCTAACACATTCATCAGATACTGTCTGAACACATCCATTATAACAACTTTCGCAAGACATGGTTTAATTTATTTATGAATTAACACTTTAACTCTACTTACCACCTGAGAGGTAGTGGGAAGACCACACACCATAGCATAGGTGGGAGTACAAAGTCTATATGTTAATATTTGTTTGTAATGTAATAAATCATCAATTATCTCTCCAGGAATATAATTGTTCATGGAGAAGATAATATTATTATACTGGCGATTTGCCCAGTAAGTTAATCTTTCATCAATTTGTAATAGTGTAGCAGGAATGCTAGCATCAACTACACAATCTGTTAATCTTGGTGATAACATCTTTTATTCTTTTTGTAGCAGTTTTAAGTTTGTTGTTGCATGCTGAACATAGGCCATTAATTAATTGACAGCCACAGCCCACCTTCATACCACATCCTCTACAGTTTGCCATATTAAGGGAAATTAATTATATAGTTGTTTCCTGTACAACCACATTGGTTTGCAATAAAATAATCCAATTGTCTATTTGCTTGGATATATAATTTATTGGCTGTATCAATAGCACAGTTATTAGCTGCTGCTATAGAGCCTTGAATCATATACCAAATACTATTCAATACTACTTTTGACTGGGTTCTTATAGCTGAATCACATTCCATCATGTCAAGCTTCATAAACGCACCATCAAACTTTTCTTGAATAAGTTCAGTACGCATAATGTTCTTCTCTACAAAGTTTGTAGTAGCTGGGGCAACTGAATATTTCATGAAATAAATTCCATCAGGCAATGGTGTCACTGCTGGGAAGGTACTTAGTCCTAAAATAATTGAGTTGTAAACATTAAAGCTATTCACATTGAATGGAATAGAAACAGGTGTAGGAAAACCAGGAACAGTAATTTGCATAGTAGCAGCACTAACATTAGGTGGATCTGTATCATAAACAGATATATCAGCCACACCAAGTGTTTGTGTGTTATATGTGTTGATTACTAAAAAATCTAATATCATGGTTTTTGATAATAAAAATGCCAGAGGATTTGAGATATCCTCTCACCCTCTGGCATAGGTTAATATGATGCTACTTTTATTCTTAAGGAATCAAAGTAGTTGTTGTTGAAGTACTAGGCCATACAGTAGTTGTAGTACTAGTAGTTGTGATACAAGCAGTATCTCCAGCTACAGCTCCTAAAGCAGCTACTAAGATAGCTTCAATTGCAGATGTTTCACCTTCAGGAACAGCAATAATTGCCATGCTATCTTCCATGATGTAATCACCCCATTGGTAAGCACTCTTATCATACTCATTGAATTTGATGTAATACAAATCATAGATTGTACCATCAGTTACCCAAGACTCAAAGTTCTCGTTGTAACCATTCATTCTGTAAAGATGCTTTAAGTAACCAGCTTGGTAACTATAGAAGTTCTTCTCTAATTGTTGAACCTCAGCAGAAGTACCAACAGCATAGTTAGAACGTTGTGTGATAATAGGTTGAGCAACTCTATTACAAGGATCGTCAACAATGAAGTCAGCAGTTGTAGCTGGACCAGAGAAGATGAAAGTTCTAAAGTAGAATCTGTCATACTCAAAAGGGAATGCAGCAACGTCACAAGGTTGTCCATAAGCAGTCAATGGTTTACCACTGATACGTAATAATGCACTTTGATCATCACCAATTCTTTGGAATTGATAGAACTGAGTCAAATAAATGTTGTCTGGGTTGTCACCAGGTGCATGAGATTCCAACTTAATGATTAATTCATCAATTAAAGCAGGAACATCAACGTCTGTACAAGGATCATCACCACATCCAAGACATGGAGCATTAACAGTTACACTACGAGTGAAACCATTAAAGTACAATGTGTTTAAATAACTAGAAAAGCCACGTAAAGTTAAGGTAACAATTTCACCAGGTTTTACTGTGAAGTCAACTACATCAGTTACTTGATTCACTGGAGTAGGACATCCTAAAGATTTGTACCATTCAGTTACGTTTGTTTTACAAGAAGAGCCACTTGGACATCCAGATATTTTGTCTGAACGCTTAGATCCTTGTAAGTATGTATTTACTCTACCTTGTGCGATGTAAAAGTAAGGATAGTTTGTAATGTTACCAGCAGTAGATACTGTGTAATCACTATTAAAAATTCCTACTTGACCAGCTGTTAAATCTTGTGTAGATCCAGAGCTAGGTAGAGTATTTCCTACTGGAACGACAAAGAGCGTGGTTAATGAAAAATCAGCCATTTTGATTATGTTTTAGGTTATTAAAAATTATTCGTTTGTTTGTATTCTGTAGATTGAACTTTGTACAGCACTTTGGTTTTCTGTATACATTGCCAAGTTTTGTACTGTCAGATCTAATAATTCATCTTCTAGATATAGTTCAAGTTCACAATCCTGATCGAATGATGGTAACCCATCAAGCATAATATATCCTGTCTTATTTATATATTGATCTTCTGATGAGATCTATATATTTATAGTTTTTGGTGTAAATGTACCATCTGTAAATATAGAGATCTCATCAGAAGATATAAAGTTGAATGTCTCTTGATATTCAAAAGAGGGTTTATAGTGAGTGTTATTTAAGCAGAACTGTAAGTCACCATGCTTAGCCAAGTCTCTATTAATCCATATCTTTCTATCTGTGCATCTTCCTTTATCAGCTAATACATAACTATCTATATAGAACATGTACTGAGGTGTAAGGAGATGGACGTTTGCAAACCATTGATTTAGTTCAGCATTCTTCAATGCTAGGGTAAGTGGTTGGTGGTTGTAAGTCTCTACAAGACTTTGTAAGTCTTCATAGCGTTTCTTAAAAGCATCCAGACCTAATCCAGAAACTGTGCTAAACCCATCAACTTTTTGCTTTATCAATTTGATTTGAGCTTCATTCAGTGCTAGAATTTTATCTTCTACAGGAATCTCTTGATGCTCGTTAGTGGATAGTTTATTTAGTTTCTGATCAATCTTATATAATAAACTATCTACTGGGATCATATTGCAGCTATTTTTTTACCTTTCAATTTACCTTCTAAAATTAATAATTGGTCTTGGTTATCTTCATCTGCTAAGAACTTCACTAAATCATCTTCATCTTTAGCTATCTCAAACTCACCTTCATAAATCTTACCATTAGGTTTAGCTCTATATACTGAGTGAGCAACAGCTTGTTTAACCAAGTCTTTAATATGGAGTAAGTTTTCTTTCATATCTGCAAATCTGTTGAATACCTCAATTGGATTCAAACCTTGATATCTGCCATTCTTGAATTCAGTTTGTTTCAATAGGTTATCCACCTGATTGTAAACTGCTTCTTCTTTGGAATCATCTGATACTGGAAGACCAAGTAGACGAGCCACTTTCTTCTTCTTCTCAGGAGTCATACTATCAAACTTGACAATTGCTTTGTTGATAAGTTGCTTCTTCTTAAACATTACCTTGTTCTCAATATCATCATCAGCAACATAGTACTGAACATCAGCAGGGAATTCACCTCTCTCCCAAGCTTGGTAGCTAGAAGCAATTGTTGGATGAACTCTTAACCATGAGAATGCTAATTCTTGTAATGGTAATGTAAAGTCAAAATAGTTATCACCATCTAGTAACTTTACTGGTTGAACGTGCAAAGAATCATCAACAGAAGTTGATAAGCCATAGTTCCAGAATTGAGAACGAGGACTTAAGTCAGCATTTAAAGCTGCTTGAAGTTTATCTCTTAACTCTGTTACTCTTTCAATCTCCATCTCCTTTTCTAAAGGATCTTGGATTCTTTTGATGTAACTAGCGTTAGGATCTAAGCCTGTTCTATACTGACCATCTAATTCTTTATAAGGATATTTAAAAACTCCTGTACCAGGAATTCTTGTGTATCCTCTTGCTGCAAGTCCACCTTGCATCGTTTGCAATTGCGAGTTGTTGTACTCTTTCTTAATAGTAGAGATTTTTCCTATCTTACCCATATGTAGTTGTTTTTGTTTGGTTTATTTGCAGATGGTTCCCATCGAAGGGAACACTGTACAGCATTTACTTGTACATGTCCATCTGTGATTTAGAAGACTCCCCCACTGGGAGAGTGGGGGGAACATCTTCTGAGTTTTTTGCGAAACACCATTGGTGTCAGTCTAAGGATACTATCCTTAAAGGGGCATTTATTAGAATTGAGGAATTTCTTCAATCAATACTGTACGAGATAAATCTTCGATAAATACATCACAACGATCTTTCATCCAGATCTCATATCCAGGGAATTTATTTGCAGACTGCATTCCTTGAGACTTAGCAAAACCTAAGTGGCTACGAGTTCCATCAATATAACCCCAAGTCATAGAAGGAGCACCCTTCATACGTACTTCACGAATATTATTGATCATAGAACCATCAGACATTGGAGATACATCAAACACCATAAATACTGGAGTTGACTTCTTGTTTTGTCCAAATTCTAAATTTGTTTGAGGTAAGTCTAATTCTTTCAAGTGAATTAATTCAACACGACCAGTCTCACGAGTAACCATTGCATCGAATGCAAAGTTGTAAGTGATATGTTGACCTTCTCCTTGCATGTATCTGTTACCAGAATCAGCCATGAAAGTAAGACCAGAATTCAAAGCATCTGTTTTTAAAGCTTGTTGGAATACGTCAAAGCCAGCTTCATTAGTGTACATTTTTACACGTCTGTCTTTAACATCCACACGTCTGTAGAATAAGTCACCAAATACAGAACGAATTAAGTTCGCAGTGAACTCACCTCTGTTGTACTGTACTAAGTTACCATTGTTACGCATTCTGTGGTAAACACCAGCAGATGTACGCTTTAAGTTTTGTTGTGAACCATTAGTTTTTACAGTTCCAGGACGAGCCCAGATCATACGCTTAACTTTTAATTCTAACATAGACTTACGCATCCAGAACTCAATAAATGGTTCCCACTTAACATCGTTACGAGTTAAAGGTAATTGGTTACGTCTTTGAGGAGCATATACTAAGATATCTAAAGGTTTGCCAGAAGCATCTCTCATCATCTTGTCATCAGCCCACTCAGTGATTTTGTGCTCATAACCATATGCAGAACCTAAAGATTCAAACATAGTGATTTGCTCACCTAAACGAGGAAGACCTAATAAGTCTTGGTCGAATTCACCAATCGCAGCATCAACTAACTCTAATTCCACACCCACTTGCAAGAAGATAGGGCTTACGAAATCTACAGTTGGGTTGTCACTCACTAAAGTGAAAGTGTATAAGAAACCTACGTTCCAAGGAACTGGATCTTTTACTACGTAAAAACGAGGACCATATTGACGTGTACCTACAGAAATAATTGCGTTCTTAGAAAATTCATTAGTATCAAGAATTACTTGAAACTCTTGTCCATCAATACCAGGCTTGTTTAATTCCTGTGTAGAAGTTGGAACATCAATAAATTTTGGGAACTTGTAAGGTACTTGCACTTGCCATTTCCAAGCATCACTATTGTTATCGATATAGTAAGGAGTAGACTTGTTAATCATGTCTAAGAAGTCATTACTATAAAGAGAACTCTGAGTGTATAAGCTGATGATTTTCTTATCATAGTCAGCAGGCTCAGTTGAGTGAAAGCTCTCTAAATGGTTTGCGTCAGTCAATTTACCTACAGCACGCTTGTCCATAGAAGCTACTCTAGCATAGGTAAAACCAGTTAAACCTGGGATTGTTTGAATTGCCATTTGTTATTCTTTTTTAATTTTTGTTATATAAATTGTTTATTTAAACCAAGAAGTGGATTGTGTAACTGGTTTAGATTTCACTGAACTCTTCTGGGCTTGTCTGGCAACTTCACCAAATAATTCATTAGACTTTTTGGTGATACCTGTCTTTTGAATAGTTGATAATGTAGGATCTTTCTCCATTATCTTCATTAGCAACGCAAGCTTTACTTTTGTTGCATGATTCTCAGGACGTTTCAGCTCCAGAATTGTACGATCAAAATCAGTGAGAGTCTCACCTGAATTTGTTTTGTACTTGTCTGTTACTAGGAAATCTTGTAGTTCACCAGCTAATTTAGTGTTAATTGGTATGCCATCAAATTCTTTAGCTTTTATTTTCTCTTGTAAAACATTGTTTACATTTTGATAATATTGCTGTTTGATAGCTTGTTGTTGTTGTAATTGGGCCTCTCTTTCTTGCTCCATTTGTTGGAGCTTTTGGCCTTCTTTCTTTATTAGGACTTTATGGTGTTTCGTAGCAACACTTTCTAGGTCACCATAATTTTTTAATCTTTCAACTTCTGTTGTAACATCTTCAGGCTCAAATCCTTGATCAGTCAAAGCTTGTTTAATAACAGCTATTTGATTGTTCTCTTGAGTTAAGTCCATATCAGAGAAAGATTTGATTTGGTTAAATGCACCAAAGTAATCTTCAGGTTTTACACCTTTTACATATATGGCATCAAATGCTTTTTGATAATCTTCTCCAAACTGACCAATGAAGTTATCTACAATTTCAATAGCTCCTTTCTTCTTCTCTGCTTGGAACTTTTCCAAGAAAGCTTCAGGAGTATCTATTGTAACGTCTTCCTCATCTTCTTCTTTTGAGAATACACCTAGTTTGAAAAGATCTCTTGATAATGCAGTGAATTGACTCGTAGGAGCTTCTTCACCTTCTTCATTATCATCTTTACTATCTTCTTGATTATCAGCAGTTTGTACAGCTTTCTTAGCTGGTGCAGCTGCTGGTTCATCATTTGTTTCTTCCTCGCTTTCTTCATTGTCTTCACCATATAAGAAACTTTGAATATCCTTTGTAGGATTTTCATCTTTCTTTTCAGGTTCTGGTTCTGAACCAGCTGGTTGTTTAGAAGTAGTTTTCTTTGTTGGAGCAGGAGCAGGTGCAGGTTCATTATTAATGTCCTGAATATCATCAGGGCTAGAAGTTGCACTTTCAGGGGACAATAAGTCATTTAATAACTCTTGACTACCCATTCCCATGTCCATAGTATCTTGAATACTAAAGTTGCCCAGTTGGGGCATATCTAGATTTTCAGCCATATGTAGTTGTATTTATTTGGTTTTCAATGTAAAAGTATATCAAGTTAAATTAACAGCAAAGAGACAAGGCTATATATAGATCATTATTCAATATAATATAGCATTAATGTTTTTTACTCTAATCTAATTTGTTAGTAAAATTGTCATTTATAAGTCTAAAGCTTCTGATTGGAGCCAAGTCAGTGAGGGTAACTTGTTGAACCTCAACTCCCCACTTCCTAGCTTCCACCCTAACCTTCTTTGTCAAAGTGTTGTCAAGTTCTGAATCTGTACATTCATCCATACTCATAGACATAATAACATTTTTGATGATGCTTTGAGACATATCTGACAGAGCATCCTGAGCATCATACACCTCTAATAAGAATGTTTTAACGTCAGCTATCTTATATTTAATGACTCCCTTTACTACAATATTCTGCTTGTCTTTAGTATATAAAGATTGAGCATCTAAACTGAGAGTTGTGACAACCACATGCTGGTCAATCACTTCATCAAATAGAGGTATCTTGAAATGTATTCCAGGTTTTAGTACCTTCTTAAAGATACCAAACCTGAGCAACACTGCTTCTTCATAGTCTCTAATAATGATAGCTGGTGTGAGTTGTAACCACCAATGGGTGATTATCTCTATCAGTTTATCGAACATGTTTATTTAGTTTTCTTAGCTCTACCCTTGGCATTCTCCTTGGCTACAGCTAAATCATTTGCTTGGTTTTCTCTGGCTAACTGTATTTTTTCTTTTTCTAATTGTAACTTCTCAGAAGCAAGTCTGTTTTTATTTTGAATATCCATCATTTTAGATTGATAGTCTCTAGTAGCTTTAGATTCTTCATTCTGTAGTTTACTAATTTCTAATGCATCAGGTATTCCATTTGAATCCTTATCTGTTACAGGCATACCTTTAGACTCAGCCATAATTGTAGCAACCTCAACCTTATTAATTCTATCAAGATCTTTTTGGTAATCATCATGAGCAATCTTTTGATCATATTGTTGTTGAGCTTGTTGTAACTGAGCTTGAGCTTGTTCGTTTTGTTGATCTAATTGTTGTTGCTTTTGTTGAAGTTGTTGATTTTGTAACTCATCTTGTCTATTTTTAAGTATCTTAAACACTTTCTTCATTTGACGAACAGAATTAGTAGAGTATAATTCAATAATATCAGACAGGCTTCCACCATTTTGTATAACAGCTTGAGACAATCCTCTAATCTGATTGAACATTTCTTTATCTTCAGGTCTGTTAGTTAAATACACTTTTAAATCTCTAAATCTAAGATCTGTACCATTTACAGTTACAAATGCTGATTCACCTTCATTAGTAATATAAGATATAGTTGATTGTGGCTTCTTAGCTTCTACATATAAAGCTGCATCAATAACAGCTTGATACAACTGACCCATAATATATTCATGTGCTACAAACAAAGGTTCTGTTTGAGAATAGGATTGTGTAATAGCTGCATTAGTACCTGTAGCTGATTCACTAGCTGATACAGATCCTAATCTTTGCTTAGACATACCAATTAATTCCCAACACTCATTCTTTATTTGTTGTGCTAGAGTATATCTTGCTTGGATCTCTTGTGTACGTGTAAGATCCAGGCTAGTGTATTGATTGAAGCTAGATGGACTCTTTAAGTTTTCAGGACTATCATCAACAAATACTACACCTCTATTACGTGCTTCCATTTCCCAGATATCTAATGCATCTTGTGCATCACCATCTTTAGGAATAGGAATATGTCTAATAGACATTAACTGCACCTTACCTACTTCCTTCTCTAATAACTTATAAAGTTGATTCATACAAACATTATAAATTACTTGAAATGGTTTCATCATATCTACTAAGCTCTTAGCTTCTGTGTTCTTAACTTCAAATGTTTGTCCAATGATTGGGCAATAAGGTAATAACTTATATGGTTTAATATGATAGATGTCTGGACCAATCTTAATACCTTGGTACCATTGGTTAATCCATCCCCATTCTAATGACTCTTGTGTAGGAATAGTTCCAGACTTGTAATTCTCATCAACTAACATTGATTGTTCATTTCCTAATTCATCTATATATATAACTTTACCAATCTTCTTTTTACTAATCCAATATGCTCTTACAACTACATACTTGTAACCAAATGAACTTACATTAGATGTAAGTCCTAAGAAATCTCTAAGTCCATCATTGTTCTCTTTCATCTCAGACTCAATAATCATTCTAGTTTGTAGAACAAGAGGATCATATGTATCATATTGAATAGAGTCATTACCTGGAACAGCATTAGGATTACCAAGATTTGATTCACGTACATTAATCAATCCATAGTCTTGTAATGAAGAACGTAAGTGATCAATCTCATCTTTAGTAATGTCAGGAACACTTTCAATAATCTCAGATAGTTCCATCACTTGTACAGTACCAGCAGCATATGCTCCTTGTGCTCTACCAGTTGTATCAGAAATCCACTTTCTATCAGGAGTAGTTAAGAACCATGTGTTTTTAGGATTGGCTACCTCTACATTGAATCCAAGTTTAGAGTTATCTTCATATACGTGGAAGAACTCTCTAGCAGATATCAAAAGGTCTCTAAATGAATCTTCACCTTTTTCTTTAAGATTAAATTCCATTTTCTGAGCTGAAAGAATATGATTTGCCCACTTCTCTGCTACAGATGTATAGTTATCTATTTCATCTTTTACTTCTTCCATGGTCATTTGATCTAACTCTTCAGGATCAAGTTCTTGACCTTGTTCCATAGCACTTTGTTCTATCTTTTGTTTTGCTTGACTAACTACATATTGATTTAAAATCTGAGTCTTAAATTGTAACTCTTCAGCTTGACTATCATCATCAAATGCTTTGACACGAAATGCGTCAGGTCTTTTACTGATTTCTCCTATCAACTCATTAATAGGAGTGGTCATTATAGAATAATGTTTTACATAGGCAGGAAGTTCAAGATCTGCTGTAAGCACATCTGTGAAGCTTCTTACTTCTGGTTCTACAAAGAAATCCTCTCTTCTTAAAATACCCTTTACAAGATCATAGTTCTTTACAAATGTATCTCTAGCTTTAACATATTCAGCATATGCCTTGTTAGCAAAGTAATCCATTGAATTCTTTATCCAGCTCTCATCCATCTTTTCCTTCTCAGTTTTAAACTGATCAGGGAAGATATTCAGATAAGCATATCTTATTGTTGCGTCTTTCGTGTATCTTATAATTGCCATTATGAAAACAATTTATTGCGTTTATATTTATTTTTTGTTTGTCCAAACATGTTATTTCTAGAGTCAGTGAAGAGTATGTTTCCTCTCTTCTTCTTAAACATAGAAGCAACTCTCTCATCTGATGTTCCTCCTATCTTACCCATAATTGGGTCCATCTTTAAAGCCTGTGCTATGGCTAACTCTGCAGCTATGATTCTATCAAAGTTACCTGAATCATTATATTGAATAATCTCTTCAAGTAATACAGGATCAAATATCTTACTCACACCTAGCACTTCTCTTATCACTTCTCCTGCATCATTCTTCTCTACAAAGATAGGACTTTCCATGTACTTCTTAAGACATGTGTGTAAGTAATCAATTATCTTTGCAGCTGAACGATGTATACCAAAGTCTCTTTTTACAGTGGTATTTGGTACAATTTCTTTTAACCATTCAGGTTGTTTCTCAAGATAATGAGCATCTCCTTTACTCTTCATATATTCAATAAAGGATATATCATCATTCTCACAAAGAGCTCTAGCGTTATAATACTTTATAAGAAGTCTAGCTTGTTCTTCCCAAGTTTCTTTCTTATCAGGTCTTGCACAATACGAAGCTACGAACATATCTTGATACTTCTCACCACTAATTTCATGCATCCTCTTGTATATGTATACAGATCCAAGTGAAGTTGAATATGCAGACTTACCTTGTCTATATGGATCGACTCCTGCTACATACAATCCATAAGGTGGATTATCTATAGGGAATTCATATATAACTACAGGTGCTTCTTTTAGGTCTGAGTTCTTTAGAGGAAAGTTAGATATAGGTAGTTTATCTGTAAACTCATGAGCTATCTTCTCTCCATCATTAAACAATATAACAGGAGTTCCTGTTCTTTCTTGTTGTAATAATCTAGTCTTCTGTCTCTTAGCACTCTCAATATCAAATATATTTGTGTCCTCATTTAAAAAGATATCATCTACTTCCTGAGGATAGTACATCTTTTCTTTTAAATAGGCTATACGATCACCAGCTTTCTTAAGTCTTTCTAAATCTCTATTAGTAATTTCTGTAGCCTTCTCTTCATTACTTACAAGCATTTTAACATTATGTAAATCAGATTTACCTGATATATTTAAATATGCTCCTAATGTAGAATCTTCCTTTGCCTCCATTCTATACTTATGTGAGATGAATAAACCATGTATACGTTTATCATCTTTACTATTGTTGTATGTAAGGAAGTTAAAGTTATCTACGTCAAACATTAAACTTTTAGCATCCATAAATTTCTTCATGTCACCACCAGTCCCAGTAAGTATGGGGCTACATCCCCAGCCATAGGGTGTAGTGAAACCAGGAATAGCTGCCTGTAAACCTCTAAGGAAATTTCCTTTACCAATCTCATCTATAATTAATTTACGTGGTTTTGTACCTGCAATTGCTTCCTCATTATTACCTTCATCAAGGTTACGTATTAGAATGGAAGAGAATGGGATACGTTCACCAGACTTGGTCTTTATACCTAGAGTCACTTGGTTCTTCCAGTTGTCCTCAATTCTCTGCCACCTCCAATACTCAGGAATGAAATTCAATCCTTTGTCAATCTTATCAGTAATCAGTTTTATATCTGGGGCATTTAAGCCTGCTATGATATTCTGACTGTTTTCATCAAAGGTCGCACCCCATGCAATATAGGATGCTTCAAGAACAGACTTGGCAAAACGTCTAATACCTAGAATGACTAAGCCCCTCTTTTCTTGTTGAGCTCTGTCAATTTCGTTCGTCACAAGCCATTCATTATCTCTCAATAGGGGATTAGCATATTTCTGTGCAATCCTCCCATAACTATCTATTATATCTACTTCTGTAT